GGATTAATGCCGTTGGATTTTCTGGATCAAATATTTCACCGATGGTTTCTCCTACATTTCCACCTATTATGCCAGCATATAATGCCAAAATATCATCCATCACCGGACTGGTGATCGAATTAAACATTCTGTTGTTATTTACAAGAGCACATGGATCACCTGTCGCGATATTGGTAAATGCTGCCCATTGTGCTAATTTATTTAATATGGCGTTTAAAGCTGCTAAATCTTTTGCCACGAGTTGGTTCAATGCGTCTTTCATTCCTGTACAAAAATCATTAAACGGTTCCAACAACGCCTGAACCGCGTCGAGGTTTGTAATCATGTTAGCAAGTTTTGTTGGATTAGTTGCGTCTAATACAATTTGTCGCACACGCGATCGTATTTGAGGTAAATCTCCGATACCCAAAACGTCATCTAATATGCCTTTGGAATCAAACAATGTAGCAAAACCAGCAGCACAATCAATTTCGTTGCCGTATTGACCTAATGTTTTAGAAAGATCGCGTCCTGCCTGCTGAATGCCCGTAGATTTAATATAATCTTCAGTCGATGCTTGTATTAAATCTTGAGCAAAGTTGCCGCACTCGTCTAATTGGTCTGATAGATTTTGAATCTCTTGCATCTGATTATAGAAATCAGTGCCTTTTCCCGGAAATGCTTGTTCCAAAACGTATGGATCTAAATTGGCGGTGACGTTTAAACTTGTTGCTGCGTCTTTCATTCTGGCGACGGACTCCATTGCTGGTGATTTTAATAGACCACCGACTTGCCCCATCGCATCATTAACGTCGTTGAATACTCCCATATGTTACCCCTTATGGATTTAGATGTATGATAGCACCCTTAATAGTGTGGATGCCCGCAGACTCGTCCGTCTTACCGCCTGCCGTTAAAATATTTGTATTTCCTAAAACTTCCACGTTCCAATTTCCATCAACGGACACATTATGATCACCGGCTACTTCTACATTATAATTACCGCCAACCTTCAAATTCACATTTCCGTCTACAGTGACATTTAGATTACCGCCTTTGACGTGTATATAATCATCGCCCGCTATAATCGTATAATTATCACTCACAACTTTAGTGACTTTTGAACCATCAGGATGAATCTCCTCAAACGTTCCCGTTTTATGCCATTTCATCAAACGTTCCGCGCCTGGAGTATCATCCCATTCTTCTATATGACCGGACTCGGATTCCCGTACATGGTTGAAGGGATATTCCGCAGCAAATGGGGTTTCTGGTTCATCCCATTCGCCCCCGTCTAAAGCAATAGCGACGTTTCTGTCTACGGTTCTAAGTGGCGCACTGCCGTCTTCCGGTTGGTGTTTTTCGTCCAATTGAGTTGTTTTGCTAACCGTTTGCTCGCCGTCAATCGGGTCGATAAAATCAACCACCGCTCGTCTGTGCGTGTCTGGTTCTTTTAAATATTCTTCTTTTGGGTATTTTTTGTTTGGATCATTGAACCCTTTTTCGCCCGGAAGTTCTAAAGGGTATCCGCCCAACGTTCCCATGATAATAGGATCTTGGCAATTATTACCGTCCCTGAAAAATCCAACTACGTGTGTGCCTTCTACAGGACCGAGCGGCGTTGTGCCTATACCATTCATGGCGGCAGAAGTCACGGGTTGCATGGGGTATGCCCATGGCAATTCTTCCGTAGGAATTCCTTTTGTTTTAGATTTAATACGTTTCTTCGAATGGATTCCTGCTATACGGATTCGGACTCTACCGAGTCGCATAGGATCGTCCCTTGCTTCAACAACTCCGGTAAACCAGAAAAAACCATCCATTCCCATAAATTGCATAATACTTTCCTAAATTGCCATTAGACTTTCGTCGGGTTCATAATCAAAACCGTCTTTGGATAATTCAACAGTCATCGTGTATTCTGTGTTATTTAACTTATGGTGGATAGCTGTTATTAGAAAATTACCACTCATGTACTTATCCATCTCATCAGATTCTTGCGTATTTGATGGTATTAATACTTCAACGACATTACCAGCGAAGACGTTAGTGTCTCCTGGAATATCGAATTTGATATTATTACATCTCAATTCCGCCATCTTCAAATCATATAAAGGGTAATGCGACCGCGCCCCTTTGTCGTGGACGTCATAAACGTAATTTCCGCTCATATATCCTACGTGTGATTCCGGTATTTGGTTTTCTTTAAACACGTCGCCAAAACCAACATCACCTAATTTACTATCTTGTTTTATATTTGTTATCTCAAATTCTTCATACTTCTTCGTTAAAATGTTATGGGATATTACTTTACTGCCGAACATTCCATCTGATACGCCAGCCGTTATATCAAACCTTCTTGATTCCCCATAATTGACGGCGATGTTTCCTTGAGAAGACGTTTTTCCTTGTGCGGATTGTTTCATATGAACCGGAGGTTGTTCCAAACTTATCATTCTAATTGGAGGTAATGATTTAAGATACTCCAGTGTTGTGAAGTTGAATCCTTCATTATTTTCAAAAAAAATGTAATTGCTATCCCCTTCTAACGAAATACTATTTCTGGAGAGAAAATTAAACAATTGGAATGGTTTCCAATTCGGAACAACTATATTTTTAGTGTGCTTTGACTCGGTATTCGTTATCAGAGCCGTGAACTCTTTAGTGGGATCAATACCCAATTCAAGCACGTCCAATGAAATATACTCGACAATTTCAGAAGAACTCATAGCGTCAAACGACCTACTGATTTTCGTGACATTGTTCTTAATAAGAAAGGGAGAAACGAAACCTATAACGCAAGATTCCGCGCCAGTGCCGTCGTCGAATCTTTTTATATCGGAGAGTGAATTTAATACAAATTCTTTTATCAGTGAGTTTTCCTGCATACCGGAAACGTTGGGCGTTCCTATATCAATCTTAATTTTCTCGCCACCACTTCCCAACAATGCGAACGTTTCTATAAACCCAACAGAGTTCCTAATTTTGATGTTACCGAACATACAGTTGTTGTACAATGATTCGTAAATAGATATTTGGTCGATTATGTTTGATATATCAAATTCGACGCCCGCATTGTTCGTTATAGTCACGTTCCATTCGCTTTTCCGCCTTGTATCAAAATCCATAATTTGTTACCCTTGTTTTTGGGGTTTAACCAATTTCATCCTGTCTTTCATTTCTTTGTTTATTTGTTGTATATATTTAGGTTTGACCGTATGGATTTGTAGTTTTTGATCGTTCAAATATAGCTCCCATTCCAAATTAGTAATAGGCTCAAACGTTTCCTCGGCATTATTCTCAGAATGTTTATTTAATTCGCTATCTTCATAATGGTGAATACCGTTAATGTCGTCGTATACCTTTTTCGCGTACTCAAACACTTCGGTTTCCAACATAACCCAATCATAAAATGGGTCGATCACATTATTAATAGCGCAAATGATCCACCAATAATCTGTAGTACCATATAACGCGTATGAAACGGATTCTGGGGTATTGTGGTGTTCGATTCTAGTTTTATAATAAAAATCAGAGAACGATGCTACATTATCCAGCACGGTAAATCTATGCGATATGTCTGATATCAAAACGCCGTTATATTCTAATTTAGGTAAGAAGCTGTAATATGATTTTGCCATTAGTATCCACTCCTTATATCTGCTCTTGTAACAGCAGTAACTTCTTTCAATGTTATTGAAAGTTGAATCTCAGTTGGCGCGCCGTCCTTGTGTGCCTGCCAAGTCCCTTGTGATGTATAATTCACCTCAACATTTGTTATAAAAGAATCTTTTATTTTAAACAAATGTTCGTTTACGTTCCCATTGTCTAGGAATCTGACCGATGCCGTTGGAGGAATAGTCAGCCTACCACCGCTAAATCCCCCTTTGAAAACATCCTCCACGGAGCCAAGGTCTTTGCCGTCCTCTCCGCTCTTTAACCTATTTATAAAATGCTGTACATCTTCCGTCCCGCCAAAACCCACTTCCGACAAAGACAGAAATTTGATCGTCTTTATAATTTTTTCAATCGCGTTTTGTTCTGCCTCATTTTTTGCCGATAACCTCCATGAAAAAGTATGCCCGCGCAAATTTGTTCCTTCATAAATCATTCCCATGTGGTTGTTGTTAACACTTTGACCAGCCATTTGAGAACTATTGTTCAAGTGCGTCGCTGTGTTGGCGAATTTCTTCAACTCGACAACACCGCCGCCGAGGTTCGACGCAAGTAAATCAATGAAACCGCTCCCCATCCCGCCGACCGATTGCCGATCATTTACCATATCATCGCCTTCTGAAAATTTTCCAGAATATGCTGTTCCTAATTGCAAAGGCATCGGTAAAAACAAGTGACCTAAATAATTGGTTTGAGCGCCTTCTTGTTGCGTGTTGACGCCCTTCGGTAAATCTATCGTCTGAATACCAGCATTAGTATTTTTCCAACTATAAAACGTCAATTCGGTTTGAAAGTTTCCGGCGCTATCGTCTAAAGGAAATTTTAAATTAAACGTACCGGCCATGTTTTGCGGCAGTTTTGCGATATCGCCTATGATGTCTTCGACGATGACGGCGGTGGCGACAACCCCATAGCCAATTGCTGCTCTCTTAAGAGGATTTTTTGTAAGCGCAGCGCTGGCCTCTTGTAAGTTTTTTGGTGTCTTCGAGTAGATCTTCGAGCCGAGTTTTGTTAGTAAACCAATTGCACCCATAGAAACCTTCTTTTAATTTGTTATAAATGTTATATCAACTATTTATATAAATATAGTTGATGAGTTATAAAGGTAAATACAAAGTCCGTGATCGCAGCAAATACGTCGGTGAAGTCGACAATGTTGTTTATCGTAGTTTGTGGGAAAGGAACTTCATGCGTTGGTGCGATACCAATTCAAGAATCATAGCCTGGAATAGCGAAGGCGTGGTGATACCTTATTACAGTCCGGTTGATAATAAGATGCATAAGTATTATGTAGACTTCCTAATCAAAACTCGTGATAGTGATGGAAACATCAAGCACACGTTGATTGAAGTTAAACCGGAGAAACAATGTAAACCTCCCGTCATGGGAAAGACTCAAAAGAGTAAGTATAGATATTTAAAAGAATTGAAGACTTGGCGAGTTAATGAGGCCAAGTGGAAAGAAGCAGAAGAGTTTTGTAAAGACCGGAAATGGGAATTTAAGATTTTAACTGAGAAACAACTAGTGAAATAATATGCCAGCAAATAGATTTAAAAGTAAAGGTTCAAAAGCGCAAAGGGCGAAAAACTCTGCTGGATGGTTTTATAAACAAGTAGGTAAAGCGTCAAAGGGTTTCCGGAAAACGAAACTACAACCTGGAAAGATGTTCACCTTTGGTTATGACGCCAAACACAAAAAGACGTTACCTTATTGGGATAGATTTCCTTTAATAATCGTATTGGATGTTGCTAAGTATGGGTTCATAGGTATAAATTTTCATTATCTAACGCCCATGCAACGTCGGACGTTTTTGAGTAGATTAGCGAAATTTGAAAACAGGAAAATGAACAAATACGATATAACTTGGGATGCCGTTAAGAAAATTGAAGGCGCCGATAAAATGATACATAAATACTTATATGGACACGTTAGAACTACGTTGTTAGAAGCACCGATGTCTGAGTGGGAAAACGTCATAAACTTACCTTACCAAAAATTTGTAGGCGCTTCGGCATCTGAAGTTTGGAGCAAATAAAATGGATTATAAAAAATTTACAAAACAATTATCTTCTAAATTGGATTATGCTAGAAGTAATTTATTCGAAATGACGATCTCCGTGCCGGACAGCACTGATGTCGAGTCCCGTCTTCCGATGATGATTAAAACAACACAACTTCCCGGAAAACAGTTAGGCGAGATACAAGTCAAAAGATTTGGCGCTGGGTTTAAAATGGCGAATGATGTGATCCTTGACGTGTTAAGTATTACAGTTATGTGTAGTAGTGATATGTCCGAGAGACGTTTTTTCCACGATTGGATTGAAAGAATTTACGGAGCTGGAGGTGAACGTGAATATAGAATGGCGTATTATGATGAATATGCCGCCACGGCGACCATCACTACGTTTGATAGACAATTTCATAAAAAACACAACATCCAGTTACAAGAAGTATGGCCAAATAGTATTGGTCCAGTTGAATTGAGTTGGGAAAGTAGCGAGGTTTCTACTTTCACTGTTAATTTGACTTATAGGAACTGGGTAGAAGTAGAAGTAGAAACAACCGGCACGACGCCATAATTATATAATGATATAGGATGAATAAACAATGTTACCAATAATTGAAACACCAAAATACACACTTGAATTACCAAGTACAAAAGAGACGGTAGAATTTAGACCGTTTTTAGTGAAGGAAGAAAAGATACTATTGACGGCGATTGAGTCTTCAAAGGAAGAAGGGTTTAAAGATGCAATCAGCAATGCTACATTTGATATCATCAAAAATTGTACCTTCGGAAAAATAAAACCAGAGAAACTGCCCGTATTCGATAATGAGTTTTTATTCTTGAATATTAGAAGTAGAAGCAGGGGCGATACTATCGAAGCGACATTCGTCTGCCAAAATGATATTAAAGGAACCCCATGCGGAACTTCAAATGATGTATCGGTTGATATTAATGATATAAAAGTTGAGTATCCTGAAAAGGATCACAGCAAGGTTATGATTAATGATGATGTTGGTATTCAATTTAAGTATTTATCTGCTGGTGAATTAAAAGCATATAATAAAGAAACATCACAAACTGAAAGATTGTTTAAAATAATTGTAGATTCTATTGATTTTGTTTTTGATGATGAGAAAGTATATAAAGGGAGCGAAACCCCTAAGAAAGAATTAATGAACTTCGTTGAAGCATTAGGCGAACAACACTTCAAAGAAATTAAAATGTTCTTCGATGAACAACCATCGTTGAAACATGTTATTCCTTATAAGTGTAGTGAATGTGGTTATGAAGAGGAGATCGTTATTGAGGGGTTAGAGTCTTTTTTCGATTTAGCATGAGTCACGATTCGTTAGCGAATCATTATTTGACTAACTTCCAACTCATGCAATTTCACAATTACTCTTTATCCGACCTTGATAACATGATTCCGTATGAACGGAAACTTTATGTAGATTTAATAGCGAATCACATAAAGGAAGAAACGGAAAGAATAGCGGCACAAAACAATAAGTAACGAACTGAGGAATAGGGTATGATAGGAACTATTACAAACTTAACGGCAGCAATAGCAGTACCGAATGCGGCGGCAGGTGCTGCCGCTGACTGGATCGACAAATGGGCAGCCGGCAAAAAAGATGAAAAAGATTCGTCCGCCGGCAAAGACACGGCCAAGACCGCCACCGCGATCAAAAAGTTAGCGGGCAAAGAGTCGGACGTTAGGAGTGAGAGTGATGGGAATACCGCTGTATTAGTCAAGCAAGGCGAAGCCGCACGCGTTGCGGAAGATAATTCGTCTAGACTCCAACGCACCTATATGGACCATCAGACCGATAGGTTACTAGACGGATTTAAGGGAATTCAAGCGACGGTTTTGGACGCTTTAGTTTCCATACGCGTCACAAGCGACACCCATAAAAACGAACAATCGCTACAAAGTAAAATTGCTCTTGGTCAAGCATGGCTCCAATGGCAAACTGAAGCAGCTGCCTCAGCAAGTCAAGGGCACATACTTCACTTTGCCCAACAATCATATGTAGCCCAAAACCAAATTGCTACAGAAATAGTTAAGTTACACGGGTTCATGTCGAACGATTCTGCCGACGACACGAAATTAAGATTGGCGGAAATGAAGGTTGAGAGGCATGCGAATCTTGAAAGAGAACAGAAGATACACACTCTTCAAGAAAGTTCTTTAAAGCACGTTGGATTGGCGCCAAGGACCACTCGATCTGATTTGGAGACAATGTCGAACGACCCGTCGGATCCAAAGCAGCAGGAGAAGGCGCGGCGCGTGTTAAAGATGACTCGAGCAGGCGTGGCGATGAAGTCGGGCATCAAGTATGATGACCAGCTGAAATCAGAGGGAAGGTTCGACGAACTTCATCTAGAGAAAGAAGACCTCGCTATTGTGACTCACGTTCTAAAGGGAATGAACAATACTTATGGTAAGGAAGCCGTGTTGAAACCGCTCGATATGGATGAAGAGAAATGGCTGAATTTAACCCCCGAGGAGCAGGATGAACAGAAGATGCCGTGGGATGAAATGAATGAGGCATTAAAGGGAGCGAGGAATTACGGTCTAGATGAAGATAGGATCAAACACACAAGAAAGAAAAAACATGACATCAGGCAAGAATCTAGTGAGGTTGAGTCTGCTTATACTACCTCTATTGATGATGGAAAGCCGAGCGACTTTTCCGGAAACAATTCTACAGGAAATAACTACAAGGCCAGAAATATTAAATGGCAAGACAGAAACACAACATTTAAAGAAAGCCTTAATGATGTTGTTAATGGATTTCCAACCGCCGTTTTAAATCAAGGGTCGGTGGGTGATTCATTAACTGATTTTAGTTCGCTAAACCTTTATGGTGAAAATATTACTACTGGCGTTGATAGTTTAGTTATATCCAATAATGGAATTCTACATTACATGCAAAGGGCAGATGCTAGAGCAAAAAGAGCCCGCAGAT